TGTGGTCAGTCGGTTGCGATTCGACATTAACCCTAGCGGGATTTCGCGCGAGACAGGTTTCAAAAGGATGTACAAGCCGAATGCCTGCATAATGGCAAATGCAACGTTTATTAATGCGATTACGCATATCAGGTTGTATATGGCGTTTTTGTACCGTTTCCAATGGTTATAACTGTATGCCCCTGCATTGAAAAGTATAGCGGCGCACACAATGGAATAGAGCGGTTCGAATATTCGTATTGTTTGGGTAAGATACAAGGTAAGAGCAATCCAGAATACAAATAATCCAGATGATATGCTGCGGTAGAATGCCAGCATGGAACAAGCGGCAAGTGTTGATATGCCAAGCATAAGCCACCTGTTAATGCGTATGCCGTCAACGTGCGGCAAATAGAAGGTCGTTGCAAGGGCGATGATTATCACCGCCCCCAACAACGCCTTATATGGGTTTAATACCCGGTCGGCCATCGTTATTAGAACGCTCCGTCCGGGGTTAATCTTACATAGTCCCCGCTTGCATAAATAACACCTGCTACCCTTGCGTCTGCAACGGTTATGCCTGTGCCTCCCGACTTTTTAATTGTCACGGACTGCCCGGAATTGTTATATACAAAGAATATTCTTGCTTCTTCCGGAGCGATTATATCCGATGTTGCACCAGCGTTTGTTACCCATAACAGGACGGCCTTCTGTTCGGTTGCCGATAGAGTCCAGTCCGCCGAAGATGCGGCGTAGTCATGGAATGCCACGCTCTGAACAACCGAAGGCGCGTTAATGACTGGTGAAGTCAAGGTCTTATTTGTCAGCGTTTCCGTGTCGTTCAGCGTAGCCAGCGTGTCGGTTGTAGCCGGTACGGTTACAAGTTTGGTCTTGCCCGCATCCTGGTAGAACGAGGATAAAACAGGGGTCGTGAGCGTCTTGTTGGTTAAAGTCTGTGTTGCCGCTATAGCCGCGAGGGTGTCGCTTGCAGTATCCGGCAATGTCATCAGCTTGTCCTTTGTCGCATCGGTGTATATGCTGCCTATTACCGGTGTCGTAAGGGTCTTATTTGTCATTGTCTTGGTGTTCGTGGTCGTGATTACATCCCCGCTTATCCCTGCCAGCTTGTTAAGTTCGGTTGCTGTCGACGTGACGGCTGTCCCGGCGAGCTTTAAGGATGCGCCGGATTCGACGTCTATTTCACCGCCGCTTTCCACATCCAGAGATCCGCCGTCTGCAACAACCGCCCTATCCCCGCCCTGCTGGACGTAGAACTTAGTTGTGTATGTCGTATCGGCTGCCAGTGCCAGAGTAGCCACAAGACAAACAGCGAAAACGAGTAAAAGATACTTTTTCATATCGCCTCCTTTAGCCTACATTACGAAATAGCCGGAGCATCAAGGGGATGCCCCTTAATAATAAACAGGCCGATAATGGCGTTTGTGTTTGCTGCTTCTCTAAGCTCGATTTTGAGGAATCTCTTACCGCCTACATATCCGATGCAAAAGACAGAATCAATTGCATCTATAAGAGGGGTTGCCGGTACGCCAGATGTGACTGCCCCTGCGCCGAGCAGATCTTTATCCTCGACATATGAGTAACTGCCCGCGCTGCCTGTACCGTCATCGTCTGCATGGGATATCCTGAAATTCATATAATTCGGTGATGCAATATCGCCTGCGCCGGTTATTGCCGCTATCAGGCATGAATTAAAACCGGCAAGGTCAATATCTTGATTGCTGGTATGATCAGTTACAGCGATTGGGGCCATCACCACTTCCGGGACTATGTTGTTATATAAATCTTTCATCGTTTAACCTCCAAATATAGATTTTTAAAACTTACGCGCTTATTTTGAGTGCTTTGATCGCTTCATACATCACAATCCCGCCGCCAACTCTCTTCGTGGTGTAGAAGTGAATATAGGGCTTGTTAGAGTACGGATCGCGAAGAACTCTGACCCCATAACGGTCAACGATGAGATAAGCCCGTTTAAAATTGCCGAAGAACACGGCATATTTATCTTTGCCTATAGCATCCACATTGTCATCAATCTCAACCGGTTTGCCCAACAACGTATCGGGAGTATTTTCCGCCAGGCCCGGTCTCCAAAGGTAATTCCCTTCGCCGTCCTTGAGCTTGCGGATCGCGTTAACGGTGGAATCGGCCATAAGCCAAACCGCGCCATTCCTGTAAATGGATTTCAGCGCGTGCTGTAGATCAATCAACTTATCTGCATTGTTAAGCTGCGTAGCGTGGCCTGATACGACATACCCAACCTTACCCCAAGCATATGAGGCGTTTGCAACCATCGTGTATGCTGCAATGCCCTTCGGTTTTTCAACGCCATTACCACTGATGAAGGCGTCTCCCTCCTGTTCGTTAAAATCAAGTGACGTCTCGTCCGCAAGCCAAGCCGCAACGTCAAGCCGCGCATCGTCAAGCATTTCCTGGGTAATAGCCGGGTTTGCATACAATTCTTTTGTGTTTATGACAATCTGTCTGAGTGTCGGCGTGTCTGTCTCTGCTCTGCTACCTTTCTCCGCTACCCATCCGGCATCGCTCACGCCCTGGCTTACAAGCTTTTTATATTCACTTGTGCCTATTCTCCGTACCGTGCATATCCGGCGCATTGCAGATACAGTTGTTGCGATCCTGTCAATGGTTGCTTCCATCTCCTCGGGCACAAGGAATCCGCCGTCGGGGTCAGAAAGGGTTGAAAGGCTTGCCTGAATCTGCAAGTCTTTAAGATCACCCTCAATCCCCTTACGGAACCATGTATCAAATGCTTTTGCATGGGCTTTTTTAACCTTTGCGTTAGGGTTGGTATCACCACCGCCTGGGAAATCCATTTTAGCAACGGCTGTTTCAATGGCCTCAAGCTGCTTCTTCATCTCGGCCATCTTAGAAAGGTCAGCGCTTATCTTGTCTACTTTTTCCGCAAGGACAGGATCGCTTTTACCTTTTTCGAGTTCCTTTATCCTCAAATCATTTGCGGCCTTAAATTCTTCAAAAGACTGGCCTATTGTTTCAATCATTTCTTTTAAATCTGGCATGTTAAATACCTCCTTTTATGATTTTGATTACCTTTTGACATGCTTCAACCTCTGCTTCGTTTTGCGCACTAACAGCCTTCCAGCCTCCCGCAAGTATGGCCTGTGCTTTATTCTTAGAAAGCCCTGAATCCCTCAAGACCTTCTCAATCTCTCTTTCTGTTGGTTCTTGATAATTGTTATCTTTAGTTAAATATTCCGGGCAATTTGCAAAGATTGAAAGGTCAAATGCCGCCTTTGCCGTGCCCTTACCGTCAATAATTGTATCGACAAAGCCTTTTTCTTTGGCTTCTTTTGCCGTCATCCATGTTACTGCCTTCATCATTTCTTTGATTTCTTTCTTGCCGACATTGGAGTTAGCAGCGTAAATGTCAACCATGTTGCTATCTATCTTCTCCAATAAGTCTGCTATTTCTCGTAAGTCGTACTGATTGCCAACGGTATAAACATGGCTGTTGTGCATCATCATCATTGCGTTTTGATATGCCTGTACTTCTTTCCCCGCCATCGCAATAAATGAAGCTGCCGAGGCCGCAAGAGATTCAATGCGTGTGGTTATTTTCGATTTATGGGATTGCAATGCGTTGAAGATCGCCATAGCATCAAACACATCCCCGCCGGGAGAATTTATTCTTACCTTGATTGTACTCGATGTTATGCCATTTAACGCTCTGACAAATTCACCGGCATCGTTAAAGGGCCAGCCGATAAAATCATAAATCATTATCTCTGCTTCATCATCGGCCACAGCTTCGATTTTGTACCATTCGGGACGGTTCAAGGGTTTGCCGTATAATTTGGCCACCGCCTCGGCGTTTTTGGCATTACGATAGTTGAATTTCACTCCTGCACCCCCTGGCCCTGTTGTTTAGTCGTACTCGTTCTTGTTTTGTATACGTCTCCCCCTTTATAGGGGTTCATATCTAATACATCACGGCATTCGTTGGGGTTCATAATTTCCTTGTCGATGGCAACTGCAAACCCTTCCATCTGGTCTTTGAACGCCCCGCGTAAAAGCCCGCGCATCTCGAACTTTACATAATATTTTTTCCTTTCCTCTTCCGTCAAAAGGTCTTTCCTGATTGATTGTTCATAATTGCGGCAATCAGGAGACACGCCCATCGTGGAATAATTAATCATGAACTGCTCTGCGCTGGCGTATGTCGGGGTTTTGTCCCCAGACTGAATGAGCATCAAGGGGACACGATAGAGGCCGCAAATCTGCGCCTCGTTCATTTTCATCAACTCAATGTATTGCTGATCGACGAGCTTTATTTCGGGAAAGACGATATCCATGGCCTCATCGATCAAGACAAGATCCCAATGGGTCCCAAGGCCGGCCATCTTTTCCTTGAGATTGGCCTTGAGGTTCGAATGTGCCGGGGCACTGAGGTTTAGAGGGTGCTTGACCACGGCACCGGGCCTCATCCCTTTGCCGAAGAATTTGCCGAGGTGCCTTACCTGCGCAATTCCGTTCCCCATCGTCTCCCTGGAATACTCAATCGGGTTGACGCCGGTAAAGCCGTCCAGCGTCAAAAGTCCCCGGATATGCATGATCTGATTCTGGTTATATGTCCGGGTTTTTCCGTCCTTGAAACTGATTTCGTAAGTTATGGAGTAATCCTCGTGCTGCTCGCACTTCGTCACCCTGTCCCAACTGATCGGGATAAGTGCCTTTATCGGCCTGCCGGGGAGTTGTGCTTTGTAGGCGATAAAGTTGCCCCTCATGCAGATGAAGGTTT